GCCTTCCGTCGTTTCTTCAATTCTCCTTACAATGTTCGTTATGTAAAACAAAATGCAACTTCCTCCGATAGTAGTGGAAGCGATAGTGCTGATTGCACTTGAACTTTGGTTAATTTTATTTCTTACATCAATCAACAACAATGACTGAACACATTCCTAACGTGCTTCCTCACATTCAAGAACTGAAAGATACCTGGAGGCGGCAAGATTTTACATTTAACAAACAACAGCAGGAAGAATATGACCTCTTGCTTGCTACTCGCCGCGAACGTGTCAAGCAATTTTATGCTGAAGGTCGCGTCTTTAAAGGTTCATATAAAGTAAAAGAAGAAATCTAATACTATGAGTGTACAGTAGAGAAACTGTACACTCACTCTTGACTAAATACCTGAAAAGGTCTATAGTGTAAAGAGATGAAAACATTTCAGGAGTTTGTTTTGATTGCTGAGGCAGCTTATGATGCTAGCGTCATGGGTTCATCACAAATCCGTCGCGGTGGCGATGGTACAAAAATTGGAGCTGAGCGCAAGAAGACTGCTCCTGAAATGAGAAGAATGAAGTCAGTTAGAGATCCTGAGACTGGCAAAGTTAAGAGAGTACCTGTTAGTTATAAAGAAAGAAAGGATGTTGGTACTCAAAAACAAGCATCCACAAGAGTACAACAACCTGAGAAGGAAAGAGGTAGCAAAGAAGTTACTCAATCCTATGCAGAGAAGGTAAAAGCAGAAAGAAGAAAAGCAGCACAAGCAAGAATTGCTGCAAAGAAATCAGGTCAAGCAGCACCTGCAGAGAAACCAAAGGCAAAAGAAGTAGAGAAGACAGCATCAAAACTTCTCTCAAAGAAAGCACCAGAAAAGAAAACTTCTGGCGAGAAAGAAGATCATATGATTAAAGGTTCTCTACTTCCAAAAGGAGAAAAGAGACCTTATACTAGAGATGAGAAAAAGAGAATTGTTAGAACTGGTAAGAGATTGCAGGCAGATTTGCAAAAAGGAAAAGAGAAAGCTTCAAGCAATTATCAATCATCACTTACACCAGGCAAATAGTAACTGGGCCCTTGAAAGTGTATCAGTGGTATAAGCAATATTTTTGAATGACCTTCACTGTTACCGACAAACCGCAAATCATCAACGGCATTGAGCACACTGTCACCGCAGTTAATGGTTTGGATCGTGTAGAGATTAACAATAAACTGCATCACATTGGTGATCAGATTATGAAACTTAAGATGGAACAAGATGTACTCATTCAGATGCGTAACTTGATTGATCGCCAGAATGAAATGAGTGAAATGAATGATCTTTTTGATGAGATGTTCGGCGGTTGATTAACTGCCACTAGAGCACTCCAGATGCCTCTGGAAGTGCTCTATTTTTGTCTTTAGATACCAAACCACTGAGAACAATGAATTACATTAAGATACCTGATTTTGTGTTTGATAGCATCATCAGCAACCTGAAGCGAGGTTATGATGTATGTGATGGAGTTGATTACTCCTCTGAAAAAGTGGAGAAGAGTTCGGAGTATGCAACTGGATATAGTCGTGCTACAATAGCAAGTGTACTTGAAGATCTTGAGCGATACAAACAAGTCAGTAACTAATACTGGGCCCCTAAAACTGTACCTATAGTATGAGCACCAACATTATGAACATTCAACTCCGTCCACATCAAGAACGTGGTGTTGCTTCTATGCAACAGCATAACAAAGGACAGATCATTGTTCCTACTGGTGGCGGAAAGACTTTGAAGATGATCTATGATGCTCTGCGCGAGTTCCAGTCAGAAACTCCACAGACTATTGTTGTTGTTGCTCCTCGCATTCTGCTAGCAGAGCAACTCTCTTCTGAGTTTCTGGAGTTTATCACCAACGCTGCTGTATTTCACGTTCACAGTGGAGAAACTCATCATGAGTCTTCTACTCGCCCGCGTGAGATTCGCAACTGGATTGATGCTAATGCCAACAATCATCGCTTGATTGTAACTACCTACAACTCTCTGTCGCGTCTTCAAGCAGCAGAGATTGAGGTTGATACCATTTACTTTGACGAGGCACATAATTCAGTTCAGCGTCACTTTTTTCCTGCAACTGAGCACTTTGCTGCTAACGCACGTCGCTGCTACTTTTTCACTGCCACACCGAAACATTCTCTCGCTGTTGGTAAGGCAGGCATGAATGATTCTGCTGTTTATGGTCAGGTAATCTGCAAAGTTCCTGCTCCTGAGTTAGTTGAAGGTGGTTACATTGTGCCACCTAAAGTTATTGTCAAGCAACTGGCCATGGTGCAAGGTAAGCAGACAAACTTCGACCGTGATTCTGAGAATCTGCTGGAAACCATTGATGAGAACAAAGTCGGTAAGATTTTGATCTGTGCTAAGGCAACCAAGCAAATTGTGTCACTGGTGACCGAAACTGACTTCTGCTTTCAGTTAGAGTCTCGCGGTTACTCTTGGATGTATATCACTGCCAAGACTGGCGCTGTGATTGATGGTAAGAAGGTCAACCGTGAGGTATTCTTTGACACGCTATCTGCCTGGGGTAAGGATAACGATAAGAAATTTGTTGTTCTACACCACAGCATTCTTGCTGAAGGCATCAACGTCAGCGGTCTTGAAGCAGTACTCTTCCTCCGCAATATGGACTTCATTGGCATCTCTCAAACCATCGGCCGTTGCATCCGTTTGCATCATGATGATGCTCAAGGTATGCGCGATGGACGTATCGAACCTGGCAATCTGACACAGTATAGCAAATCTTTCGGTCTGGTTTGTGTACCAGTCTACAGCAAAGTTGGCATTGCTACTGCACGCGCTGTTCAGTCTGTGGTTGATACCATCTTTGAAAAAGGAGAACCTGCTGTCTCGGTGGTGAGGAGGTGAGACGCAATGAGACCCCAGTGGCCATCTGGGGTCAAAACCTGATTTTTCTGCAATTTCATGTCACAGGTGCCATAGGTCATCCGCTGCAACCAAATTAACGATTTTTTAAAAAGTATAATGCAAGAAGGATTTATTATAGGAAAAGGTGAGTATGCTGCTGTACCTTTTGGTAAGCAACTGATGATCATTCACAATGGACAGCAACTCAAAGTATGCAGGACTGAAGCATCAGCAAGAAAGTTTATCGCAGACCACAAGAAACGTAAAAGCACAGCAAAGTTGCCCGTTGACTGAAACTGGGCCCTTTAAAATGTGTCAATAATAGAGATATAAACTTATGACCTACCTCGAAGACAATCTACTGCCTCTGATTTTCTCTATCAAAGCGAAGCGGACTGAATCTTACATTCTTCAGTCACTTGGTCTCGATGATCGTGTCTCTCCTCAGTCAATTCTGATTGCTTTTGGTGAGCGAATTGAGAAGTTTTGGAACATTGCCATCAGTGACAGTTTAATTGCTCAAAACCTCATCGAAGAGAGTAACCTGATTGATGTCAATGGCCGCACACGACAGATTGATCATCTGTTCCGCATTGATGAGACTTGGTATCTAGAAAGCAAGTGCAATCTCAACTTTGATAGTGAGAAAATTCGTGCATCTAACGATAAGATCAAGGATATCACTTCTGCTCTTGGAGTGAATGTAAAGTCTGGTTATTTTGTGCCTGTTGTACCTGAGATCAGCAAGTCTGAGAAAACCAAGTATAACAACAAAGGTGTGGAAGTTTATGGTGTGAATTGGATGATTGATACCATTCAAGCACCTTTTACATCTGAAGAATACTTCACTTTCCTGAGTGAGGTTGTTGCTCCTATCCTTGAAGAAATGGGTCTTTGATGGTATAATAAGTGAGTACTGATTGAGTAACAATGAAACCAATCGTAAATTTAAAACCTCTAATAAAATATATGGGTGGAAAATCCCGTGAACTTCCACTTATTAAACAACTGCTACCACCTCAGTTTTCACGGGTCGTAGAACCCTTCTGTGGTGGTGCTGCAGTATCATTTGGACTGGGTTATCCTGCACTGATGAGTGACATCAACCGCGATGTCATTAACTTATACTCTGTGGTTGCAAATGCAGAACTGTATCCACAACTGCAACTCAAGGTTGATTATCTCAAAGGTATGGATCATGATGATCTTGAGCAGGAGTATTATGCAGCAAGAGAAGCAATCAATCAACCGTGGGATTGTGTAGATCAACTGCAGAGAGCATTGTCGTACATCATTGTGAGGCAGTTGTGCTTCTCTGGTATGGAGAGATACAATGCCAAAGGTGAGTTTAATGTGCCATTTGGCCACTATAAGAAACTATCTTGCAATCTGTCTCCTGATCATTACAATTTCTTTAGTAAGAAATGTGTATTTCGTTATGGGTCATTTGTGGATCTATTTGATCTGATCAATGCAGATGATTTCGTATTCATTGACCCACCATACCTAGAGCGTCTGGGTTATACTGAGGGTGATGGTGGTTTGACACTACATGAAGACCTTTTAGGTTGCCTCAAGGCAACACAAGGTAAGTGGATGATCATACACTCTGATCATGAGTTCTATCGTGAGAGTTACAAAGACTTTAACATTATTGAGAAGGACTTTGCTTATGCTCAGCGATTTGGTAAGGGAAAGGATCACTCAGGAGCAAAGGTCAAGCACCTTTATATCACAAACTATGATGCTGTGTGAAACTGGGCCCCCTGAAAGTGTCCTAATAGTGTAAGACGCATTCACTCTATGCCTCGCGCTCGCAAGCAAACCGCAAATGTTATTGCTGAAGTGTCTGTTCCTCAAGTTTTGATTACTCGTGAACAATACTTCCAAGACATTAAGGTTCGTTGGCAAATTCATCAGTATGAAGTTAAAAAACTTCGTGAAGATGTGGTTAAGTTCAATCAAACTGTTTCTCCTTATATGAAGCAAGCAGTTGATTATATCACTGAAAAGTATCAACAATTAGTTTCACGCCAAGTGACTGCTTGATGATACAGTAGGCACTCTCAATGAGTGCCTTTTTTAGTGTAAATTCAACTGGGCCCTTGAAAGTGTACCTATAGTATGAGTAAGCAACCAATGCAGAACAAACATCTAGAACATCCTGAAGATTGCGTCCTAACTGGTGATCTTTCTGTTCTTGATTGGTTCTCTGAAACTGAGAGCACCATCAGCATCAAGATGGACGGTGCTCCTGCTATTGTCTGGGGTACAAATCCGCAGAATGGTAAGTTTTTTGTTTGCACGAAAGCAGCATTTAATAAGAAAAAGATCCGCCTTTGCTATACTGAAGACGACATCTTCACTCATTTTGGTGGACAACCTCGCGTAACGCAGATTCTCATTTTCTGCCTAGAGTTTCTGCCTCGCACTAAACAAGTGTTGCAAGGTGATTGGATCGGTTTCGGTAAAGGTTTGGATACTTTTACGCCCAACACAATTACCTATAAGTTCCCTGAGAAAGTTTCTCAAGAGATTATCATTTCTCCACACACAATCTACAGTGGTGCTGATGATATTCGTGAGATGAGTGCTGCTCCTTTGACTAGCAAATTGATCAGCACTAAAGATTGCCTGTTCGTGCAGCCTGAAGTGGAACTGAACCCTTATCGTGAAGATTTGGAGGATGTGTGTAAGTTTGCTAAGCAGATGAGCACTCTATGTGAGTTTGTGAGCGACAAGAAAGCATCACAAATCAAAAAAGAGATCAATGCCTGCATCCGTGAGCAAAAGGTCGTGGATGAAAATGAAATTGCAGAAAAATGTGATTGTGACAAATATCTCATCTCTTTGTGGAAATTGGTTGCA